CGCCGACCTGGCCGAGCGTCGTCGTGGACTTGTCCAGCTGCCCCTGCAGGGAGTTGATGGACTTGAACGTGTTCTTGTCCGCCCCGGCGAGGGCGCTGGCGTAGGCGTAACCGGCCTCGGGGCCCATATTGAGGATCTGCCGCAGCAGGCTCTTGTTCAGGCCGCGCTTTGCCAGCTGGTCGACATACTTGGTGAACTGCTTGAGCTGCGCCAACTTGCTGGCGAGCCCGGCCTTGATACCGCCAGCCGTGACCTGCTCGGGCTCCATGCCCAGGTTGGACAGACCGGCGCTCTCGCGGGCCGCGTTGGTGACGTCGCTCGCGTACTTCTTCGCTTCGGTGATCTTCGCTGCGAGCTTGTCGCGCTTCGTCGCCGCGTCGAGCAGACGCTTCGTCTGCTTGTCGATCATCTTGAGGAGCCCGGACTCCTTTTTTCCGGAGAACGCCGTCCGCACGTCGGTCGCGAGATCCTTCGACACTGACTTGATCTTGTCGCGGCTGCCGGTCAGCCCGTCGATGAAGCCCTTCCCGACGTCCTTCGCGAGGGCCTTCGTCTTCTTCGACGGAGACGCGATCTGCAGCTCCTCCTTGATGCCGGATGTCACCGCTGCCGCCATCGTGCGGGCAGCCGCCCCGACACCGGAGACGGCACCAGCCATGCCGGATGCCAGGCCCTGAGCTACAGCCGCACCAGCTCCGGGCATGCCGCGTCCCGTGCCGAGGTTGTCGGCGTTGATGGCCTCAATGAGGCTGCGGTACTTGGCGGTGGAACGTGCGTTGATCATGTACTCGCCGTTCGAGGCCATGATCGGAATGCTGTCCGAGGTGCCCGTGCCCGGGCCGCTGATCGGGCCGCCGCCAGGGAATCCGATAGGGCCGCCGCTGGCGTAGTTGCCGCCCTCGTGAAAGACCGTCCCCGCATTCGACGTCTTCGTCTTCATCAGGACATACGTCACGGCCGTCTTGCCGTCGATCGCATTCAGTCGACGCTGCGCCTCGCTGATCTTGAACTTGAGGTCGTCGATGTTGCCCCTGATCGCCGTCTGCTTCGACGACGGCGCGTTCTTCAAACGCTTTGCAGCTTCGGCCAACTTCGACTTGAGGTCCTCCAGATTGCCCTTCAACCGCGCCGTCTTGTCGGGCGTCCGAAGGAGCTGATCGGCGAGCGCTTTCGCCTCCTTCCGGTTTCCCGTGATTGCGTAGGCGTTGTCGATCAGGGATTTGCGGCCCTTGTCGTAGATACCGGAGACGGCTGACCACGAGGCACCGTTCGCGCGGGCCTGCGCCGCGGACTCCTCGGTCGCCGAGGCGAGCTGAGAGAGGGCGTCCCGGTTTGCTCGACCCTTCTCCGTGTTGATGTCGAGGGTCTTGCCGTTGTCCTTGAGGGACTTGGCGACGTTGTCGATCGCCGCCGCAAATTTCGTGTCGGCGTCGAACGCCGACCGATGCGCCTCATTGAGCGCCATGATCGACTGCCGGAGCCCGTCGGCGCTCCGCTGCTGCTCGGCGAGCGCGGCCTGCGTCTTCTGTGCCTGCGCGCCGAAGAGGCCCATCGACTGGGCCGCCAAGTCCTGCTCGAACTTCTGGTCGGCCAGCGCGGACTTGTATTTGTCCAGGCGGTTCTTGAAGTCGCCGACGTCGTGACCGCCCTTGGCGTAGGCGTCCGACAGCCGCTTCAGCGCGACCGCCGCCAGGTCCGCCTTGCCGCCCTGCACCAGGTTGGCGAGGGACTTGTCGATCGCGTCGATCTTCTGCTTCGCCTCGGTGTTGGGCGTGGAATCCGCCATCCCCAACGAGAAGACCTTGACCAGACCCTGCTGAATCTTGTCGGTCGTGCTCGCGTCGGTGATGTTCCGGATGCCGTCGTACAGCCCCTTGAGGTTGCTGCCGAAGACACGCGCCGCCTCGCCCGACGTCTTGCCCGTGCTGGCCAGGTTGCCCAGCGACGTGGTCAGCTTGTCCACGTCCGGCGGCGCCTGCTTGCCGATCTTCGACAGATTGACCAGGGCCACCGCGAGCAGGCCGATACCGACGGCAGCCACGTTCAGCTTGGCTCCGGTGGACAGCGAGCCGAGCGCGGACCGCATCCCCGCCACGCGCCCGGACGCGCCAGCCGCGGCGGTCCTCATGGTGGTGATGCTCGAGGCGACCGCCGAGAAGCCGCCCGCCAGCAACTGGATCCCCGAGCCTGCCAGTTTCACGGCACGGATCGCGATCGCGGTCTGCATGAGCACGGTGATGAAACCGGGCGGCAGAGAGGCCACCAGCTTCGCCGCGGCGTTGGCCAACTGCAGGACACTCACACCCACGCCAGAGGCGGCCGTCAGCAGGTGCACCGCAGCCGTCGCTACGTTCTTCAGCGTCTCGGCGAGCAGCGGACCCTGCTGGCGTGCGTAGTCCATGAACTGAGAGAGGGAGCCGCCGATCTTCCCCGTGTTGAGGCTGCGGGTGAAGTGGACAAGGCCGTCAACGGCCTGGCGCAGGCTGGTCGTGGCGAACGTAGAGAACTTGCCCATCAGCCGGTCGACGCCGGGGGTCGCCAGCGCGCCGCCAGCGAGCGTCATGAGGCGGTCGAGCTGTACCGAGGCACCCTTCACGAGCGGGGTGAACTTCGGCAGCGCCGCCGACGCGATGGCCAGGCCCTTGGTGAAGACGGGCATGGTGTCCTTGGCCAGATCATTCGACCAGGCCGAGTACTGCTTCTTCAGCGTCGTCAGCCCGGCGGCGGCCTGCCGGGTCGCCGACGGCATCTTCGCGATCTGCTCCTGGAACGCCAGTTGCGCGGTGATCGCCGCCTGGGACGTCGCACCGGACTTGGTGACGGCGTCCTCGTACTTCTTTTGCGCCTCGCTCGCGTCGGACAGGGCGCCGATCTGCGGCACGATCGCCGCACCGAACGCGGCCACCGCGACCGCAGCCGCGCCGGCCTGCGCGGCGAGCGGTGCCAGGGCGGCCGCGGCCGGGATCGCCGCGCTCATCGTGGAGAGGCGCCTCTCCAGCCCCTTCGCGGAGTCGCCCGCCTTGTCCAGGACGCGGCTCAGCCGGTCCCGGCCTTCCAGCGTGAACGTCAGGGTCGTGCTGGCCATCACTCACCTCCGGCTGCTTGGGCCTGCGCAGCCACGTGTCGGTCGACCCAGGCCACGGCCTGGAGGAAGCGGGCACGCGGCAGCGCTTCGAGCTCGGCGGGGCCGATGTGCAGGAGGTGGGCGATCAGTGGCCAGTACTCGTCGAGGAGGTCTCCGATGCGGCGTCCGGAAGGACCGGCGCTTCCGCGGCCGGCGGCATGGCGCTGCCCTGGTCTTTTGGGGCCATCTCGCTGAACGCCTTGTCCACGTCGTCCGAGTCGTGGGCCAGGGTCCGCATGTAGCCGGACATCGTCTCGACGACCTCGTCCGTGGACTCCGGGTTCTTCAGCAGTGCCTCGACCATGTCGAGGATCTCGGCGTACTCCAGGCGGGCCTTGGTGCGGCGCTTCCAGCCGGGCAGGTCGAAGTCGGAGAACCGCAGCGTGGGCTGCTGCCGCTTGCGGAACGCCCACAGGACGGCGCGCATCGCGGTCGGTGCCTGCTGGCGCAGGGCGGTGTCGACGTCGTCCCAGTCCATGCCGGTGGCGGACTCGATGACGGACGACTCGATCGCGGACAGGTCGTCGGTGGAGACTTCCTCGACGGTGCCGTCTTCCTGGCGGTACGAAACGATCACTTGTTGCTCCTGGTTACTCAAGACGACGGCGCACGTCGTCGAGGACACGGGCGGCTTCGCGCTCCATGCGGGGGCGGCCCTTGCGCACGGTGGAGTCCCACCACAGGGGGGTGGCGTTCTGCTGCACCCAGCGGCGCCGGTTGCCGTATACGGGGTGCCGGATCCGGCCGGTGTTGAGCGCGGTCGGCATCTTCAGCAGGTCGGTCGGCAGGCGGCCTTTGTCGACCCAGACGCGGGCGCCGGGGTTGCCCAACGTGCGGACACTGATGCGGATCGCGTCGGCGATCGTCGCGCGCAGGGGGCGGGTCGTCGGGGACGGTCCGCCCGGCCTGCCGCGGCGCCCCTGCGAGCTGATGTCCAGCCCGCGGATTGCGGACTGGAGGTCGTCCCGCAGGGGTTCGGCGGCGTGCCGCAGGCGGCGCTGCATCGAGGCGCGGATGTTCTCGTGACCGGCAGCCCGCAAGCGGCGTTGCAGCTCGATCAGGCTGCCGGTGTTGGTGATGCGGATGTCGGAGACCACGGGGGTCACCTCACACAGTGATGTCCGTGGACATGTATTCGATCTTCACCGGGTTCGTGCCGTCGTACAGCGCGGTGAAGTTGAACGACGGCTTCACGACATCGAAACCGTCGACCACCGGCGGGCCTTCGTCGAAGCGCACTGCGGGCAGGGTGATCCGGAACGTCTCGAAGTAGGTGGACGCGATGAGCGGGCCCACGAACTCCCACACCAGGGACGTCGCCGCGTCGCTGGTGTGCAGGTCGTCGAGGATGGTGTCGATGTAGTCCGTCTCCAGCGTCCCGGTGATCTTCACCTGGTCGTTGGAAATGGGCTCCTTCTTCAGCCCGGCCTGGCCCGCGTAGAAGCGCTCCGTGGCCTGAGGCCGCTCGATCTTCACGCTGACCTTGCGGACGCCGTCGCGTGCGGCCTCCGTGCCGTAGGTTCCGGTCTTCACGGCCATCTGGCCGAAGTGGAACGGGCTCATGTTCGGGTAGCTCGCGACCCCGAGCGTCTGCGCCTCGTCGCAGGTCTTGCCGTCGAAGTCGAACGTCCCGGTGAGCATGCCGCCCACCTCACACGCGAACTCCGCACTGGTGACCTTGCAGCCCAGAAACGTCTTGTCCGTGACGGTGCCGGTCGTCAGCGGCACGCCCTTCTGGATCGTGAGGCTCTTGCCCGCAGTGTCCGCCAGGGTGTGTGTCTGCAGGTAGGCGGCCGTCGCGGCCTGCTGCGTCGGCGTGACGGTCGTCCCCATGAGTGCCTGCAGCAGTACGCCCATGGACTTGTTGACGATCTCCAGATCGATGGACCCCTGCACCTCCTGGCGGGTCAGCACACGCCGCGACGACAGCGCCAGCAGGCGACCCGCCGCGATCCCCGCGGACTGGGCAGTCGTCTTCTTGAGCTGGAGGCTTTCCTTGGTGAACTCAACGAACTTGGCCGGCGCGACGAACGTGCCGTAGGTGCTCTCGGCACTGACGCCGAGCTGGGCTCCAAGGCCCGAACCGATGCCCATCAGAGATCAGCTCCCTTCGCGGCACGCGCCGCCCTCTTCGTCTCGGCCGCAGCGCGGAGGCCAGGCTCCTCGACGGACTCCCAGTTGCTGGGCTGGCAGACGTAGCCCTCGAACCGCTCGTCCGGGACCTCGACGACGGTGTCCGGCTCGACGAGCCGGTCCCCGAGCTCAGGCACGGTGACAGGCTCCGAGCCCACGTAGCGCACACGCGCCATGGCAGTACTCCTTCTTGGGTGGGGTGGATCAGATACGGGCCTGGCAGGTCACCGTGAAGGCGAGCCGCGCGATGCTGCCCTCGGCCTGCTCTTGGGCCAGGTCGCCTGCCGTCAGGTGCGCCCACAGCACCGTGCCGTTCAGCGTCGGCGCGGTCGGCGCGGCATTGGTGGCACGCAGCGCCGTCTCCACCTCGCCGACGAGCGCGAACACCTCGTCGCGGCGAGCCTTCATGTCCTTGTCGCCCGCCCGGGCCTCGGCGTAGCAGGAGATCGTGAAGGCCTCATTGCGGGTGCGGGCCCCGGCCGCGTTGAACTCCTGCTGCAGCGACACGGCGGCCTCGCCGTCCGGACGCCATCCGACATACAGGCGCCGCAGCTGGGTGTAGTTCAACGCCTCCGGCCCGTCGACGATGGCGACCTCGGCGAGCGCGGGCGCCGTCCGCAGGATGGCCAGCAGCGCGTCGACGGCGGCCGGGACACGGGAGGTCATCATGCGAAGCCCTCCATCTGCCGGTCGCCCTGCAGCAGCTGCAGGGCACGGTTGGGGATCGCGTAGCCGAAGCCGGGCACCTGCTCGGTCACGTTGTAGTCGTCGCTGCTGGAAGGCCCGCGCGCCGCACCGTAATTGGTGCGCCACAGATGCTGAAGGATCAGCTTCGCCGCCAGCGACACGTTCGCCGGGACCGCGGATCGTCCCACGGTGTAGGTGAACCGGTACTCGCCCGGCCAGAACGGCAGGACGTCCGAGCGGCGCACGATGCCCGTGTCCGGGTCGATGTCGAGCGCGCTGACGTCGATAGGCAGCTGCCAGGACTGGATTCCCACCACCGACGTCACCGACAGGACCGGGTGAGTGTGCAGCACGACGGAGTACCCGCCGCCCCGCACGACCTGCTGCACCGTCCGCCGGGCCACGGGCCCGACGAAGTATTCGACGCACTGGGTGGTGGCCTCGATGTACTCCCGCAGTTCCTCGTCGTCGCCCGTCGAGGTCGCCGGGATGTCGAGCTTGGCCTTGGCCGCCGCGAGGGAGAACAGCAGCGGCGGGGCGGCCTCCCGCACGTCGAGGACATCCGTGTAGGCGCAGGCCGGGCCGGTGAACACCCAGCGGACCGAGTGCCGTCCGGCCTGGGTGGTGACGTAGTCGTAGGAGTACTTGCCGGTGGTCGCCGGGGGATTGGTCACGGCCGGGGTCGCGGTCGTGCCGTCCGGCAGGCCGATGGTCAGCGTGGCGCCGACGGCGTTGGTGGCCGTGCCGCCCGCATCGGTGCAGGTCGCGGTCAAACGCGCGGTGTCGCCGAGATCGAACGGCACAGCTCACCCCTCCCGTCAGCCCTTGCTGGCCCGGCCGCCGCGACCGGACGCGGTCTGCTTCGGCCGCGAATCGGCAGCGTTCTCCTGCGCCTGCGGGCCGCCACGGCCCGTGCGGGCGTCGTCCTCGGCCAGGGCCTCGCGGATAGCGCGGGCCTCTTCGGTGGCCTGCCCGGCAGCGCCGTCCTGGCCTTTCTCGGCAAGTTCCTTGGCCTGCTTCTCGAGCGCGGCGGCCTGGCCCTCGAGTTCGCCGCGGACGCGGGCGATCTGCTTCTGAACCTCGTCGGCCTTGCTCCGCCGGTTCTCGCAGTTCGCGAGCTCGTTGCGCAGCCCGCGAAGTTCGGCAATGCGATCGTGCATCGCGCTCTCCGTTCCAGACGGTACGGGCCCGCCACCAGCTGGCAGCGGGCCCGTAAGGACTGTGGGATCAGAACCCGGCCGGCGGGATCATGCCGGTGCCGGAGATTGCGCTGATGGCCTCCGGGCGGCGGTTGCCCATGAACGCGAAGTAGTTCCACACCTGGAACCGGACCTGCAGAGTCCCGGAGAGGACCTCCTGCAGCACGCGGGTCCGCATGTTGCCCTCCCACAGGTACATGTCGGAGGTGCGGGCGGTGATGATCCGGGTCTCGTTGGTGCCCCCGCCGAGGTTCGACGGAATGTTGCCGTCCGTCAGTATCGGGAGCGCCAGCATGCGGCCCGCGGGGCCCTCGCCCACAGCGCCGGCGCCGGTCTGCAGGCCCAGGACGTTGAAGCCGGTACCGCCCTCGATCTGCACCAGCGGCCGGTTCGCGCCGTCGAGCTGAGACGCGATCCAGTACCACATCGACGGCGTCATGAACGTCGCCAGCGCGGGCATCTTCCGGTTCTTCTCGACCTGGCTCGCGGCCTGCGCGAACGACGGCCACATCTCCAGGAAGGTGGGCGTGGCATCCGTGTACGTGATGGCGTTGATGCCAGACACGTTCAGGATGCCGGTCGCCTGGCCCGCCGAGCCGGAACCGTTGATGACCTGCACGTCGAGCTTCTGGTTGTAGTCGGCGATCAGGTCCGCGAAGACGATCTCGTCGAACGACACCGGGGACTGGTCGAGCAGCTGCAGCGCCACGTCCTGCTGACCGGCGATGGTGCGCACCGGGGCGGTGACGAACGTGTCGGTCATGTCCGTGCTGGTGACGGCCGCGGCATCCGCGGTCTGCACGCCCGTCGCGGTGCCCGTCGCGATCTTGGGCAGGTTGATGGAGTCGGTCCCGGACGGCAGCGTCAGGTTTCGCACCGAGTTGGCGATCGTCCGGCCGAAGCGCGGCAGATCGATGTACTGGTCGACCTGCCACAGCGGCGGGACGAAGTAACCGCCCTGCCCGTCGACCCGGTTGGGGTTGACGCGCTTCTCGAACGCGGACTCGGCGGCCCGCTCAGACACGCCTTCCAGACCGCGCACGCCCTGCTGGGCGGCCGCATCACGGGCGGCCATGCGGCGCGGCATCTCGACGTCGATCTCGCTGGCGTGCCGCTGGAGACGCTCGCGGGCCGCCGCGGGGCCGCCGTCGCCGTCGCCGCGACCCAGTTCGGCGCGGGCCAGGTCGAGGAAGTAGCTGTGGCTGCTGCCCCGCTCGTAGGTGAGCGGCTCGGACACCACCTGAACGCGCGGGCCCTCGGGGGTGTTCTGCCCGTACTTGGCGCGCAGTTCGGCGGCCGTGGCGCTGCGCTTCTCGTCCTCCTCCAGCTCGGTGACGCGGGACTGGAGGTCCTCGAGCTCGGTGTCCTTGGCGCGGATCTCGCCGCGCTTGGCGTCGAACGCGGTCTGCTCGTCGGCGGACAGCTTCTCCCGGCCGGCCTTTTCCGCAGCCGTGACGATGGCGTCCAGCTCGGTCTTCAGCGCGGCCCGGGCCTCGAGCGCGCTCTGCATCTGCTTACGCAGGTAGGCGAGCATGGCTCGCTCCCTTCAGGGGTTATCGGATGGGTCGCGCCCGCTGAACCGTCCGGGTGGTGATCCAGGTGGTGGCGCTGTGCGGGCATGCCGAACAGCGCTCCGGCGTGGATTCCGGCGCGTCAGGTGGTGCAGGCGGGTAACGGCTACAGGGCCAGAGCGGCAGCCTGAGCCTGGTACAGCGAAAGCAGGTGCCCGGCCATTGGCTCGGGCACCGCGGGCGGCGAGAGGCGGCGCTGCAGGCGCTCCAGGAGCGCCTTGGCGTCGTCGTCGCCGAGCTTGTCGAAGTCGGCCGCCCGCAGCGCGGGCTGTACCGACGTGGCTGGGTTGGCGCCGAAGTTCACGACGGACACGTCGCCGCGGTGCAGGTCGACCTCGAGGATGTCCCGCTGGTCGTAGTCCGGCGACCACATCTGGCGGGTCACACGGAAAGCAAAGCTCATCTCGTCGACGCTGCCGTCCTCCAGGGCGAGCAGCATGTCCTGGACGTCCGTCCGTGCCGCGGTGACGTCGGCCTCCATGTGCAGGCCCGTCGAGTCCTCCGACAGGCGCAGCGTCCCGGCCTTCGTGTACGCCATTGCCAGGCCGCCATGGTTCAGCAGCAGCTGCACCTGCGGCGTCTCCGACAGTGTTTTAGTGAACGCGCCTGTGCGGACCACCTCGGCGTAGGAGCCGAGGAAGTCCCACATCTCGTAGGGCTCCTCGACGACCGAGGCATAGCCGGACACGGTGGAAACACCGGAGGCGCCGTCCTTGGCGCGGGCCTCCAGTTGGACAGGGTAGGCGCGGCGCACGATGCCCGTGACGGCGGCGCGCGCACTCTTATCGGTCATCAGTGACCTCCCAGCGGGCTGACTTTGGCGGGATCCGGCGGCGGCGCGGTGGGCTTGTCTCCCCACTCGACGGGCCCCCAGTCCTCGTGGTCCCGGACCTGGTTGACGGTCTCGAACTGGTTCTGCAGCGCGATCGCATGCGCCTTGAAGCGGGTCAACAGGTCCGTGCGGACCAGCGCGGCCCGGTTGAACTTGACGGTCTGTGGGCGCGGCAGCAGGCCCGACAGGGCACGCTCGATGCGCACCAGCCACGGATCCACGGCATACGTCAGCAGGTCGAGGGAGCGCTGCTCGATGTTGCTGTAGGTGAGCGAGCCGCCCGTCTCGTATCCGAAGATCTCCGCGAAGCCGGGTCCGAAGATCCGGCAGCACTCGGCCGCCGTGAACTGGTTGGTCTCCAGGAACTGGGACTCGTTCGGCGCGATCTGGATCTGCTGGTACTTCCAGCCGCCGCCCAGCACGGCAGGCTCACGGCGGCCGTGGATGGCGGCCATAAACCGGTCCTTCGCCGTCTGCGCCTGCTTCCGGTCCAGCTCCTGATCCGTGGTCAGCACCCCGGAAGGGTGGCCCCCCTCCTTGAACCACTGGTAACCGAACTGCAGCGCGGCGATGCCCGTGGCGATCGTGGTGGCCTGCAGGGCGATCGGCGACAGCCCCAGCAGCTGCCCGGGCGCCGGATGCACCCGCCGGTGCCACACCTTGTCGGCGTCGACCTGCTGGCCGTTCATCCACCAGTGCGGAACACCGTCCTGGTCGGGCAGCACGTGCACGAGGTCCGGATGCTGCAGGACAATCTGTGTCGGCGTGCCCCGCCGGCTGTCCATCGCCCCTACGAGGCCGTAGGCGTTGCCGCGGAGCATCGACGAATACGCGTACTGGTACAGCCAGTCCGGCAAGCCGTGCCCGTCCCCGCCGAGATCGGCCAGCCAGGAAGGCATCGGCTGCGGATCCCGAGGGCGCGGGAAGTAGTCCAGCGGCATCGTCTCGGCGATCGTCGCCACCAGGTTCACGCACGACCAGACCGCGACCTTCTGCAGGGACGCTTCCGTGCGCGACAGGTCCACGCGGGCGTAGCTCGAGCCGGCGCCGCCGGTTTGCGAGTTCGGCGGAATCGGCGGGCTGGGGAACACCGACCCCGCGCGCTGCTCACGTCCGAGAAGGAAACTCATCCAGGCCTCCTACGAATCGCGAGACGGTCGGCGACCTGGTCGGCCAGCAGCAACCCCCCGGCGGTCAGGAAGCCCGCGGGCGGCCATGCCAGCCATGCCCCGACGGACACCAGCGCCCAGCCCAGCAGGACCGGGAAAGCACGCCACACGGCGCCCACGGCCGCCCCGAGCGGGGCGGCGAGCCGTACCGTCAGCGGTTCCTTGCCGGGCATGAGCACCTCCTTTCACCAGATGTTGTCGAGCGGGTCCGTGTCTTCCTCGACCTGGGCGCCCAGCCCCCACTTGGCCAGCGTCACGGCCACCAGCGGGCTGATGTCGACGCTCACGCCGCGCCGGGCCCACGCCCACGCGTCGCCGAGCGGCCGCATCTGCGCGCCCGCCAGCGCCGCGGCAAGCGGCGCCTGGTCGAGGTGGCTGAGGGTCTGCTCGGTCACCGCGTCGTAGAACTGGCCGCAGGACTGCGCCACTTCGCGCGTCTTGGGCTGCACCACCTCGATGCCGAGGCGTTCCTCGAGGGCCGGGATGAGCGAGCCTGCGGGGCCGCCTGCGTCGACGACCCAGCACCGCGGCTTCCACTTCTTGTGGAGGGCTGCGGCGCGGTCGAGGATCCACGCGGTGCCGGGCTGGTGGTCAACCACCTCGACGTGCGTGCCACCCCGCCACGGGCCCGCCACGCCGATCGCCGCATGCGAGCGCTCCGGCGTCATGTCGATGGCGAAGACCACACGCTCGCCTGGAGCCGACTCAGCAGCCGCCAGGGCCCGCCACGCGTCCTCGCCGATGACCTGCCACGTGTCCGCGGCGTCCGACGGGTACACGCCCACCCCCAGGCGCTCCCGGGCGTACAGCGTGTCCCCGAGCGTCAGCCGCTCGTTCGCGCACTTTTCCGGCGTCAGCCGGTACCCGATCGCGGGGTTGGCGATCAGTACCGACTCGGGGGCGGCCACGTCGTCGTGCTCGGTGCAGCCCTGGCCGCACTCGTCGCGGTGCTCGTTGATCGACCACTCGCAGTAGGCGAGCGTCGGATCCGGCACGCCGGACTCCAGCGCCGCCAGGGCGCGGCGGCGCAGGCGGCCCAGCTGTACGGACTGGAGGCCGACTCCGGCACTGCCCAGGTACCAGGTCTGAGGGTTGGCGACCGCGGCGAGCGTGGGCGCCAGGGCGGCCATGGCGTCATCGCCGAGGATCATGTCCTCGTCGAGGACGATGCAGTCGGCGGTGAAGCCACGGCCGGAGCCGCCGGAGCGGGCGATGAACCGCAGCAGCTGCCCGTTATGCAGCTCGATGCCTTCCTCGCCGACCGTCTGCCAGTACCGCTTGACGCGTTTGTGCAGGTCAGGGCATGCGCGGATCAGGCGCTCGATGCGCTTGAACGCGTTCTTCGCCGTCTTGAATTCGTGCGCGCTGTGCAGGATGAGCTGCTCGCCGCCGATGAACAGGCCCCACAGTTCGCGGGCCTCGATGATCCCGCCCTTTCCGTTCTGTCGGGGGACGTTGACGCACACCTCGGGCGAGGCCCAGTTGCCGTCGGCGCGCTCACCCATGCCCTGGTCGAGGACGAACTGCTGCCACGGGTCGAGCTTCAGCCCGGCGCGGGCCGCCAGGTCGACGGCCTCTTGCCCGGCGCTCGACAGTGCGATGCCGGGCACGGTGAAGATGCGGGGGTGCTGGTGGCCGTAGACGGGGCCGTCAGGCGCCGCCTGCGGCCCGTTCTCGGGCGGCGGCGCGGCGCTTCTCTCGCTGCTCAGCAATGTCATCGACCGTGTCCCCCGTCTCCCCAACAGGGGCCAGTTTCCGAAGGTCGGACATGATCGAGCGGAGCTCGCGGGCGGCAACGGCCTTGGCGGTGGGGGCGTCGACGCCGTCGATGGCCTTCGCGAGGTCGAGGGCGACGGCCGCCATGCCGGGCGACGTCTCGGCCGCGTGAAGATCGGCGAGCTCGGAGTCGATCTCGTCGGCGACGCTCATGACCGCCTCCACTAATTCACTCGAACCCGGTTCGCGGAAATAGCGCGGTCACGGAGCGTGACGGCCGCTAAACCGGTCGAACCGAGTTCGCGCGGATTGATCTTTCAAAATCGCCGCGCAAAAAATCGGGCGAGAAGGGCGTTTGGGTCGCCCGGGAAGGCCACCAAAAATGGGTGAGGCCCGGCTCGCCAATCATGATCACCATCGGCGTGACGCCTGCGGCATCGCACCCTGCACCTGGCCGCGGCGGGCGTTGTACCACCGGGTGACGACCCGTTCCATCTCGGGCTGGCGCATCGCTTTGACCCGCTGCATCACGATGTCCCTGCCAGGGTCGACGGTCACGATGCGCGCCTCAAGCCTCTTGTACTTCGCTCGCGCCTTCGCACTGGGTTGCGTGTGGATGACGTACACGTCGACCTTGTCGAGGTGCTGGCACGCCTCGTCGATGGCTGCGTAGCGGGCGCGGTGCACCACCTTGGTCAGCACCTCACCGTGTGCGTGGTGGTCAGCGCCGGGGCCAGCCATGGCCAGTGCCATCAGGTCGAGGTCGATGACGATGTCGTTGGCCTTGGCGTGCGCCTTGATCCAGCTGCTCTTGCCTGCGGCCGGCGGGCCGGTGATGACGTACAGCACGCAGTGTCACCTCGCGGTCGGGGGCAACTCCGTGGTGATGTGCGCCTGGTGGGTGTCGGCGTGCTCGCGCACCTGGCTGAAGTCGAAGTGCAGTGCGTACTCGGTGGCGTTGAGTTGCCGGGCGCGCACAGGGATGAGCAGGGGCTCGGCGCACTCCGGGCACTCGGTGAGCCCCGTAGCCAGGGCAGCCATGGTCACCACCTCCGTGAGGCTCGTACCGGCTGCCGTGGCGCCGTGCGGTTGCCCCTGCTGCTGTTGCACCGCCGGTGTGCTGAGCGCGCGTTGGCGGGGTCGAGGAGGCTGCCGCCCTTGGACAGTGGCATCTCGTGGTCGAGGGTGAAGGCGAGCGGGTGGCGCCGGCCGTCGACGTTGGCGGGGATGTTGTGGCCGCAGATCCAGCAGGGCAGGCCGAGGGCCTTCTGTGCGGCGACGAGACGGCGGTACGGGCGCCCGTTGCGGATACCGGCCACGGGCGCCACCTCCGACTACACGTCGCCGAGGACTTCCTTGCGGGCGGCTTCGGCCTTGCGGTTGAGGGCGTTGGACATCCGCACCGCGGCGATGGTGGACAGCGCCCCCAGCCCGACGAACAGCACCTGCGTGACGACGCTGACGATGTGGACGTGCTGGGTAGCGAGGGCGACGCCCAGGCCGACCCAGCCACCACATGCCCACGCGAACCAGATCCTGAACTTCTCGACTCTTACGGCTTTCTGTACGTCGCTGTAGCTGGCCATGGTCCCCCCAAGGGCTGCGGATGCTGAGAGGGCATCATGCGCTGTTGGGGGGCGTCGTGGGGACGGTGTGGCTGTCCTGTGACCTGCGGGGTGATGCCCGCCGCCTGGTCGCAGCGCTCACCGCGGCCCGTGTCCAAGCGCGGTGGAGGATCTCCATACCCCTCGCCAGGCGGCGGACGTGGAGCACGACGAAGCCCCGGCCGGGGGGATTGGCCGGGGCTTCGCGTGCGTCTATGGTGCCTCATCTGGGCACAGTTGTACGGCGAAAGCGTTACACGTCGCTGACCTGCGGTCAAGCTGCGTTGCGGGTCCGTCGTTTGGCGGCGAGGGCAGTGACGTCTTCGACGCTGTACCAGGGCTGTCCGACGGTGCCGCCGGAACGTGCGAGCTGGCCGCGGTGGACGAGTAGGCGGACGCCTCCGAGGGTGATGTCGAGCTGCCGGGCGACCTGGTGGGCGGTGAGGTGGCCGGGCTTGATGATCTGTGACTCCATGCCTCCATGATGCGGCAGGGAGGGAGGCGCCGGAGGGAGGCCGAGAGGGCTGATACAGGGCTTCCGTGGCCTCGGGAACGCTGCCTCCCTTGCCTCCCTCAGCAAACGTTTGTGCAGGTCGCACTAGGGGAGGCAGGGCAGGGAGGCGAGTAGGGAGAACTCCCTCAGTCCTCGGTGCCTCCCTCGTCGTCGACGTCGCCCTCGTCGCGGGCGGCGATGGCCTCCAGGATGCGGTCCAGGCTGACGTGCTGGCGTCCGCCGGTCTTGTACTCGCCGTGCCCGGCCTCGTCGAGGACGCGGCGGAGGTCGCGGAACGTCCATCCGTCGTACTCGGCCAGGTTGCGGTCTGCGAGGCCGCGCAGGACGTCCTGGGTGAGCATCTTGGTCTCGTGGCCGAGGACGGCGGCGATGTCGGCCAGGTGGTCGATGGGGGCGAACGCGGGCGTCTCGGGGGCGTCGCGGTGCTCGTCCAGGCCCATGGCGCGTTCGACGACGGGCGTGACCTCGTCGATGCCCTTGTCGGGGTCGCGGGCGACGTAGTGGGAGCGGATGACCTCGAACGGCTTGTTGCTGAAGCCGACGGTGACGGCGGTGCCGACGTCCTCGCCGGGAATCAGCGTGGTCGCGGTGATGCCGGCCTTGTGGCGGCCGGAGCCGAGCAGGCCGTCATTGGCGACGTGGTCGCCGACGGCGAACGCCACACGGTGGCTGGTGTTGCGGGTGACGTCGCGCGGGAGGCTGTCCGCGGTCGGGGAGACGGTGACCCAGATGAGGGTGATAGCGACCTTGCGGGCCTTCTTCATCACCTTGATGGCCAGCTCAGCGGCCTCTTTGCCGTACTCCTTGTGCATGAACAGCTCGTGGCACTCGTCGAAGACGACGACCTTGGGCCGCATCCGCGGGTCCTTCAGGGCCAGCTCGCGCGTCACTTTCGTGGCCTCGCCGCCGAGTTCCTCCAGCACCTTGCCGCGGGTGGTCACCTCGTCGCGGAGGTTCCGCAGGGCCTTCAGCGCGGCCTCGATGTCCTCGTCGTCGTCGCCCTTGACCAGGGTCTTCAGGCGCGGCTTGAGCGGGTCGTAGTCGACGTTGTAGGCCATGACGTAGGCCTCGACGATGACGAGCGGGTCGAGGATCGCGCCGAGCAGCAGGGCGATGACCAGCGACGACTTACCGGAGCCCATGATGCCGCCGACCATGTAGTTCGCGGCCATGAGCTTGCCGATGATGGGCTCGCCGCGCTGGGATACGGCGACGGGCACGCCCTTGAAGTAGTCGACGGTGCCCTCGGTGAGCAGGGGCCACGGCGGGACGGCGCCGGACAGTGAGCCCTGGTCGGCCACCCACAGGTCGAGGGTTCCGGGCTGCTTGGGCGGTTCGGTCGGCCACACCTCTACGGGCTTGCGCAGCAGGTTGTGGGCGAGGACGTTCTTCTTCCCGTTGATCATCTCGACGGTGACGCCCATGGGCAGCTGCAGCTGCGTGTGCCAGCCGTTCCCCGAGCGGGTGGTGGGCTGTACCCAACGGGGCTGCCAGCCGTCCTTGATGGCCTTGTTGAGCGGGGCGATGCCGAGGTTGCCGAGGGCCTTGAGGATGGCGCCCTCATCAGGCACGACGTCCCGCTGCTCGGGGTCGCCGGGCAGTGCCCAGGTCGGGGCGGTCTGTCGGTGCCGGCCGACGGCCCACACCCCGGCGAGGGCGATCCACGGCAGGGCGGTCAGCAGCGGGTCCCAGATGACACCGGCGAGGAAAGCGACCCAGGAGACGAAGGAGACGGTGGCTTCGAGCGGGGTGAGGACGTCGTGGACGTCGTGGTTTGCCCAGGCCAGCATGATGCCGAGCGTCAGCAGGATGCCCGCTCCGCCAACGGTGCCCATGGCGATGGCCTTGGGGGTGTTGATGGCGAGCTGCAGCAGCTCCATGCGGCGGCGGTGGCGGGACTGCCGGAAGATGTAGGCGCGCTGTTCCCAGTCGCGGGCCACGTCTTCCAGGCCCGCGGCCTCGGCGGCGCGCATCATCCGCTCGTGCCGGGCGGTGGTGCGGGAGTCCCAGGCGCGGCGGGTGAGGACGCGTGTGCCGCCGACGATGTAGGAGCTGTGGCGGACGGTGAAGCGGTAGGTGGGGTTCTCTCGGGTCTCGACGACGACGCGGCGCAGGTGGTCGATGCGGACGCGGCGCTTCGGTCGGGACGCCTCGGGACGGTTGGAGGACGCCTCGGGGGCCGGGGCGTCCGGGGCGTCCTGGGGGGCGTCCTTGTGGAGCTGGATCGTGGTGTCCGTCATGCTGGTGGCTTCCTGCCTCTTGATGGGTGCGGGACGCCCGGGGACGGCGAGCTGCTTGGCGGTAGGACGCCGTCCCCGGGGCGTTACTTCTTGCCGCGCGCGGCCCTCTTGCGGGCCTGCTCGCGGACGCGGTCGACGCGGCGGTCGATGTCGGGCTGGTTCTCGATGCCAGCGGCGGCACGCTTCACGCCGTGCGCCTCGATGGCGACGATGCGGGCCTTCTCCCAGAGCGTGAGCTTCACCTTCGGCTCAGACATCGGT